ATTACATTAGATTAACAACTGGTGAAATTAGTTTACGTTCGCCTGCTCCTGATGCACAGTATGTTTGGGTATCTGTAAACAACGAATTGTTAACACCTAGTGTTGATTACTATGTTACTAATGACGGAATGAAAGTAAGATTAATTAGACAACCATCAACAAATGATAAAATTGATGTAATACATTTTACTGCTCCTGTAAGTAGAACTAAGTTTGCATTTAGACAATTTAAAGATATGTTAAATAGAACACACTTTAAACGTTTAGATAAATCAGCAACTACATTAGCAAATAATTTAAATTACCATGATTTAAGGATTGAAGTAGAAGATGCAAGTAATTTATCTGAGCCAAATAAAGGACAAAATTTGCCAGGTATTATCTTTATTGACGGCGAACGTATTGAATATTTTGTAAAAGAAAATAATACATTGCGTCAACTACGAAGAGGAACACTCGGTACAGGAGTTAAAAATGTACACACTGCTGGATCAAAAGTGTTTGATCAAAATATAGCTAAAACAGTTCCTTATGCAGATGCTACAATGACACATACGTTTAGGGAAGAAGTTGACGGTGTGCAAACAACGTTTGCTATACCATTTACAGTTGATTCAGTTAACGAAGTTGAAGTATTTGTTGGCGGAATTAGACAAAGAAAAAATACATTGGATGTGTTTGATCCAACAATAGCACTTGATAGTCCGGAAGGCAATGTTACACATGCTGCTGAATTTACTGTTAATGCTAATGCTCTAGTACTTTCTACAGCACCAGCAGACGGAATATCAGTAACAGTAACTAAAAAACAAGGAAGAAGCTGGACAGAAAACGGTATATCCCTAGGAGATACAGAAAATTCAATTGCTAGATTCTTACGTGCCGGAACAACAGAGCTACCTGAATAAATACAGTATAGGAAAAATAAATGAGCGATAACATGAAAGATACAAACGGAGTAGTAGTGCAAGGTCATATCAAGATATATGATCCGGAAACTAACAAAGTTTACATTGACAAGCGCAATGCAATTCACTATGAAAACATGAGTATTGCACTTGCAGAAAGTCTAGCTAACGCCGGCGAAGGATTTATTAATAAATTAAGCCTTGGCAACGGTGGAACTAGTGTTGACCCTACTGGAGTAATTACGTACCTAACACCAAACAGTACAGGTACAAATGCAGGATTGTATAACGAAACATATTCAAAAGTTGTAGACGACAGAAGCGTTAACAACACAGATCCTGCTAGAAATAAATTAGAAACTAGACACGTTGCTGGTACAAACTATACTGATATTATTGTAACTTGTTTACTTGATTACGGTGAACCAAACGGCCAAGATGCTTTTGATACTGCGGCGTCAACTGATAGTCCGTACGTATTTGATGAATTAGGATTGCGCAGTTATAGCGCATCCGGCGAAGGAAGATTAATAACACATGTAATTTTCCATCCAGTACAAAAGAGTTTGAATAGATTAGTTCAAATTGATTATACTGTTCGCATACAGAGCTTGGCAGGGTAAGGGAGTATATAGATGCCATATACAGTAAATTACACTGACACAATTAATAAAGGATCAATTGTTGTTGAGGATAATACATTAAACGACGAAACTAGTTTGATGCTACCTGGACGCAATACAACAGCGTACGGACAAGCAATCGCAGAAGACTTATTACATTTACTAGAAAATTTTGCAAGTCCTAATGCTCCTGAAAGACCAGTAGAAGGTCAACTTTGGTATGATACTACACAAAATGTTGATCAACTAAAAGTTTATGACGGAACTAATTGGGTAGCTAGTGGCGGACTAAAAAAGGCAAGTGCAGAACCGGCAGTAGTAAATTCAAATGCAGGCGACTTATGGGTAAACACAGAAAGTCAGCAGCTATATTTGTTTACAGGTAGTACTTGGGTATTAGTTGGTCCAGACTTTAGTGACGGATTATTAACAGGTGCGGCTGCACAATCTATTGTTGGCACTAACGACATTACTTACAGTGTACTATCAATTAAAGTAAAAGATAAACCAGTTGCTATTGTTAGTAGTCAAGCATTTACTCCTAAGACATCTATTGCAGGATACAGACAGGGAATACAAGCAGGTATTAATCTTGCTGACGAAGCTATTGTAGGAACAGAAACGCTAAAGTTCCGAGGTATTTCTGAAAAAGCAGAAAACTTAATTGTCGGCGGCGACATAATTCCTGCAACCAATTTTTTAAGAGGAAATGCAGCAAGTAGCACAGATTTTCAACTAAGTGTTAAAAGCAATGATGGTATAAAAATTGGTACCGGCGGACAAGTTGCACTAGGAATTGACGGCGAAACAGGAATTATACAACATAATACCAGCGGATCAAGTATTGATTTTAGACTACGTAGTGGTAATTTAACACCAACAGTAATGAGTATTAATAGTTCAGGTAATATTGGTATTAATACATCAGCTCCTGAAGAATCACTTGATGTCAAGGGCAATGTTAAAGTTGCTCCTAAAACAGGTGAAGCAGAAACTGGAGTAATAACAGTTGCTACCCCGATTGATTCAACGTCAATAGGCACAGGTAGTATTGTTACATCAGGCGGCATTGGTGTTGCTCTTAATGCATATATCGGCGGCGATGTTGATATAGGAGGCATATTACAAACAGGAAATATTGTACCAGATGCACCTAGTTCAAGAAATATTGGTACAGTCAACAACAAATACGACCAAGTATATGCTACTACATTCTTTGGAAATATACAAGGTAATGTAAGCGGCACAGTTAGCGGACGAGCAGGATCTGCAGACAGACTTGCTAGTGCTACAACATTTGCACTAAGTGGCGATGTTAATCCTACTAGTTTTGAATTTGACGGACAGACAGGTGGCAGCACAAAAACATTTGCGGTAAGTATTGCAAACAGTTTTATTAGCAATAAAGAAACAGTTTTTGAAGCTGAAAATGCCGACGAAATACTAATAAACAGAACTACTGGCGTTACAGGTGCATATAAAATATCTAAACGCAATTTCTTAAAAGATATTCCGTTAGTACCAGCAGGCGCAATTATGCCATATGGTGGAGAAGAAGCGCCCGCAGGTTGGTTATTATGTGACGGCACTGAAGTATTAAAGTCAGACTATAACCAATTGTGGTTAGCAATACAATATAATTTTAAAGATCCTTCATTGTTAACTAACAACGGTGTTAGTTCGTTTGCACTACCAGATTTTAGAGGTAGATTTCCATTAGGTCTTGATAATATGGGAGGTCCAAGTGCAAACAGAGTAACTGATATTGCTGCTGATGCTATTGGCGGAAACGCTGGTGCAGAATCTAAAATAATTAATACTGATAATCTACCAGAACATGAACATGACTTAGAAGGTGATTCGGGTACACAGTTTTATGGTGTACGTGTTGGCGCAGGCGAACCTGTAGACGACAATGCAATTGAACTTCCGGTAGCACCTGGACTAGGCGGAACACAAGGTATAGCATCAAGCGGAGGCATTAAAACTGACGCAACAGTTGGAAATGCAATTGATGTTATGAACCCGTTCTTAGCATTAAACTATATAATTTATACGGGGCAATAATAGATGAGCTATCAACTAAACAAAACAGACGGAACATTACTTACAGATTTAATTGACGGACAGATTGATACGAGTAGTACTAATCTTGTGTTAGTTGGTAGAAATTATAGCGGATATGGTGAGTATTTTAACGAAAACTTTATAAAATTATTAGAAAATTTTAGTAATACTGCTGCGCCTAGTAACCCACTAAAAGGACAAATTTGGTGGGATAGTGCAGAACAGAGATTAAAAGTTTATGACGGAACAGTATGGAAATCAAGTGGTGGCCCATTTGTAGATGATACTAGGCCACAAATGGTTGCAGGTGATCTATGGATTGATAACGAAAATAACCAAATGCATGCCTATGACGGGACTGATTTAATATTAGTTGGCCCGCAATATACAAAGAACCAGGGCACTAGTGGCTTCCAAATAAGTAGCATACTTGATACACAAAGTAGATCACGTACAGTTGCAAATCTATATGTAGGCGGCACACTATCAGCAGTAATTAGTAACATTCAATTTACACCAATCTATGCACAAAGGGTTTTAGGACTTGTCACAGCAGATAATCCAGACGGAATAATTTATCCAGGATTTAATTTAATAGATCCAGGTAATTTTAAATGGAGGGGAACAGCAGAATCTGCAAATGCTCTAGTTACATCTAGCGGACAAGTTAGAACAGCTGACTCGTTTTTGCCTTCTACTACTGACGGAGTTACAGTTGGTACATTAACCATACAAAACTCAGGTGGATTAACAATTGGACTTGGACAAAATCATGTGCAAAAAGTTGTTGGACCGAGATTTTATTTTGAAAACCAACTAACTGATCACGATATTAGTATGCGTGTAAAATCATCATCTCTCGGATCTGTTAGTGTTGACGCAATATACGTTGATGCAAGTACAGCTAGAGTAGGTATTTTTAACAGAACAGACGCAGGCGACTTTAGACTTCCTGAATATACTTTTGACATTGATGGTGATCTAAGAGTTACAGGTAATATGGTAATTGAAGGTGACACAACAAGTATTGATGTTGCTACATTACGGGTAGAAGATAAAAATATTGAAATTGCTAAAACAGCAGACGGAACAACACTAACAGGTGCAGAGGCCAACAATGCTGGCCTTGTATTAGACACAAGTGATGTAGGACAAAAATTATGGACATGGCAAACAACAGCAAATGCATGGACGGCTAATGTTAATGTTGATATTAGTGATACAACTAAAGCATACAAAATTGGCGGTGTAGATAAACTTACAGATGATACACTTGTAAATGTTACAAAAGCACTAGATTTAGATCAAATCGGTACACTTACAGTATTACAAGTTGATGAAATTAATATTAACGGAAAAGTTATTAGTTCTACCAATGACATGGCAATTACATCAACAACAGGCATTGCTATAACAGCCGGCGGCGACATCAATATTGCTGACAGCCAGAAAATTACTGGCATGGCTGACCCAACTGCTGCACAAGATGCTGCAACAAAAAATTATGTAGATACACAAATATCTACTGAAGTAATAGCATTTAGTATGGATGTTACTGGTTTAGGCGTAGGAGCAATATTAGAAAACAATGTTGCTGCTTATCTAGGCGATCTATATCCTGCTAATGCAGATAATAACGGAAAGATTGCACGTATACATACAACATCATATGCAGGAGCAACAGTTGAAGGAGTTGATGTTGAGTCAGCAAAGAATATTGCATTTATTCCTGTTGATTCTAATGGAACACAAAATGAATCAGTTGTACAGAGTGTTACATTTGCTGCCGAAGGCGCTAGTGGTAATGTTATCCTTACACCAGCAAGAGCACTGATGCAGTATGTATCAAATGGAACAATATGGGTAATTGATCAACCAACATCGACATATCCGTAAAACGATAAATAACATATAGCACTTAGGGGTTACACAAGAATGGCTTATTCAATTGATAGATATAATAACACACTGTTAACAACAGTAGAAGACGGTACAGTTGATCAAACAACTGACCTTAAATTCATAGGTAAAAACTATGCAGGATATGGAGAAATTCAAAATGAAAATTTCCTATTTTTGCTAGAAAATTTTAGTGGAGCTAATCAGCCAGCTAGACCATTAAGTGGTCAAGTTTGGTTTGATAGCGGTACAAGTAAACTAAAATTCTATGATGGTACAAAATGGCGTACAACCGGCGGCGCAGAGATTGGTGTAACAGAACCAACAGGATTAGCAACCGGAGACTTTTGGTGGGACAGCGGCAACGATCAACTTTACGTATTTAACGGCACAAGTTTTGTACTTATAGGACCGCAGAATGCAGGCGAAGGTGTAACCCAAATGCAAAGTCGCGAAGTTGTAGATGCACTTGGCGGAACCAAAAGCATTATTACCGCTGTTATTGAAGATGAAATCATATTTATTATTAGCCCATCTGAGTTTGATTTAAATGCAAGTGAAACTGTAGTAAAAGGACAAGGTTACGATAAACTAAGAAAAGGTGTTACATTAAAGAATACTAAAACAGCAACAAATGGTGTTACATCAACGGATCATTACTTTTGGGGAACAACTTCAAACGCACTAAAATTAGGCGGCGTTGATGCAAGTAATTTTATTCAAACCTCCGGCGGCGCAAATATCCAGTTTACAGAAGGATTAGAATTACCAGACGCAGGCATATTAATTGGTGATTCAAATGATTTACAAATTAAAATTGATGACAACGGTTACGATGGATTAATACAAAACGTAACAAACAATAGTAATATTAAATTTAAAGTTACTACATCGGCTGGAACACTTACACATGTAGCAACAATTAATGATACTAGTGTAGTTCCAGCAGCAGATAATACATTTTCATTAGGTACAGCTAGTTTAGGCTGGTCAAATGTTTATGCTTCTAACTTTACAGGTGAAGCATCAAGAGCAACAGCATTACGAGTGGGCAGCGAGTTCCGTACATCAAGTGTGAGTGCATCAAATAATACAGTTGCAGTTAGAGATGCAACAGGAAATATTGCTGCAAACTTATTCCAAGGTACAGCAACACAAGCAAGATATGCTGACTTAGCAGAAAAATATTCTACAGCAGAAGATCTTGCTCCTGGCACAGTAGTTTGTGTTGGTAAAGGAGAAGCAGAAGTAGAGCCTGTAAGCTCGGGCTGTATGGCAATTGGAGTAGTTTCAACTGATCCTGCTTTAATGATGAATAGTGACGCTGAAGGACAATATATTGGACTTAAAGGACGACTACCTGTACGTGTTGTTGGTTCTGTAACAAAAGGCGATGCAGTATATGTAAACAACAATGGTTGTGCAGGAACTGCAATCAACGGAGGTTCTTTAGTGGGTGTTGCATTAGAAAGCAACAGCGACGAAGGCGAAAAATTAGTAGAATGCGTACTTAAAGTATAAGGTATCAAAATGGCAGAAATTACAGCAGCACGAATTAACAATTTACAATCTCGTATAGAGCTTATTTTAGGTAACGGTGCAGGACAAAACGGCTACGGACAATCATTATCAAGTGCCCAAGTATCAAATGCAGCTGATGTAATTACAGCAGAAGATTTAAATTTAATTTATGCTGACGTACTAAAAGCTAGAGTACACCAAGTAGGCCCGGGTGACTTATCAGTAGCACAAGTTGTACAAAATCTAAACGTGATTGCCGAGGATGAAAGTTTCTTTGTAGATGATAGTGGTGTAACTTCAGCAGATCCTGAAGGAGCTAAAAAAGGATTATCGGATTTTGAATCTTTAATGTCGACTATTGAAGCTGATAAAGCAATAGTTGATTCTAGTCAAGCAACTTTAGAACCTGCTATTAGTACAGTTAGATCTTCAACATGGAACGGCTTAATTTATCATGAATTTATCGCTACTTTTTCTAGTGCAGATGAGCGAAGACATTTTTTTAATACTGGCGGCGAAATAAGAATTACTTCGTCTAACAGTAGTTCGGGTACACCTAAAGGTCTAGACTGGGCACAATTGTGTTCAAGTACAGGTACTATTAGATTTAGTGCAAATACTACAATATCAACAGCTGGTGGCGGAACGTCTATAGGTAATTATAACTTAACTAGCAATTACCAAAACGTTTATAACAAAGTTGGTTCAGGTGTTGGTTCAGGAATTTATGCAGCTAATACATACACTGTTAAAGTAAGATCTGATTTTGAAACTAGAATTATTTTTAGAATTGAATTTAATGATCTAGCAGTGGATAATGTAATAGATAACAATGTAGACGGAATTTTACGTAGCACTATACAGCATTATAGAGCTACCGGTGATGTTGCAGCAATTGCACCTACATATTTTAATAGTGTTACACTATCATAACAATTATCTCTGTTGAAACTTCTAACTAAATACTTAAAATGAGAGATAATGCATGCCAACAGTTGTACAAGCCAGTAGATATAATAATTTAAGAGCGCGGGTAAACACCGTTCTTGGGGCTTCTACGACATCTTCTCCTCAATTTGGTTACGGACAAGGCACTACAACAAACTCAGTAATTGGCACACAGGCAGTTACTAGCCCAGTTGACGCTGACAAAATTTCAGCACAAGACTACGAAGACTTATATGTTGATATTGTACGTGCTAGATATCACCAAATAGGATCATCTGTTAGTATTGACGATTTTGTTGTAGGAGATATCGACGCTAACCCTACAACCGCTGACAAAATTGAAGAAGCGTATATTACTGGATTAGAAAATTTAGCAACAAATCTCGAAACCGATAAATTTTTAGTCGATTCTTCCCAACTAGCAGTTGTAAGACTTGAAGACCCCGGCGGCAATACAATGACAAGTACAAGATTAGCTTCTAATGGTCCGTGGAATGGACAGATCAGTCACATTTTTACTGTTGAATTTCCAACAAATGCAGCACGCCGGCACTTTTTTAATTCCGGCGGACAAATAAGATTTCAAGGAAGTGTTGATTACACCGGAAGTCAATCCAAAACAGTTGATTGGCGCACAATTTTATCCAATATGGGTCAAATATCTTTTGCTGCCGAATCAACGTATAGTAATTCTAGTGTAGGAACAGGGTATCCTGTAGGTAATTATGGATTAACTAGCGCATATAGACTATGCTATTCTAAAAGTGGCGGCGCACTATATGCTAGAAACGATTACGAAATAAGGGCTAGACAAGTAAGCCAACGAGTAATACAATTTAAAGTATCATTTGTAGACGGCCAGCCAAATGACACATCTTATGGAATTGATGAAACTGTTTTTGGTGATTTTGAAAGTGACATATTACTATCTGTACCAACTGGCCAAGTAAATATTAATGGCACTATATATTCTACAGTTACATATCAAGAAACACTACCTGCGGGCGCACTCATTTCTCCGTTATAATCCAATAATAGCTTGACAACTCCAAAAATTTGTTATATACTAGTAGTATAATAATATAGGAGTATTACTATGGATGAGCGCCTTGAAAAAGCATTAGATTTTTCAAATTATATGATGACACTAAACAATCAAAAACGTGTTCTTCGAGAAAGATTTGAAGAAGGACTATTGTATTTTTATTCCGGGTCACAATTTACAATTACTAAAGAATTAATTAACTTTTGTAAAGCTATGGCTGAAGCAGATCAAGACGAAATTGTATTAATTGACGATAATAGTAATCCTGCACTTATTCAAAATGTCGATGAATTTTATGAAAAAATTCTTACACAATATTTTGAAGCGGCAAATGCTTATCACGCAGATTATATGAGCCTAAAAAAGAATAGAAGCGTAGAGAAGTTAGTCGATTATGAGTAGTAAAGGTGTATTTCTTTTTGCTAAAAATAACGGACAATTAGATTATGTAAAACAAGCAGTTTTTTTAGCAAGACGTATCAAAAAATATCTAAAAGTTCCTGTGTCTCTTGCAACAGACAGCCCCGTATACTTAGAGCAAACATACGGCACTGACGATTTTGATAAAGTAATTAAACTAGATTATACTGAAGAAGGAAATATGCGTTATTTCTATGATGGTGCATTGTCAAAGAAATCTGCGGGCTTTAAGAATGCAAATCGTGCAAGTGCATATGAATTATCTCCGTATGATGAAACACTACTATTAGATACTGATTACATTATATCTAATAATTTACTAGCATCTGTGTTTGAATCTGATGCAGACTTTATGATATATAAAAAATCAAGTGATATTTCTCAAGCTAGAAATGAAGACGAATTTCAAAAAATTGACGATGTTAGTGTTGATTTTTATTGGGCAACTGTTGTGTTTTTTAAAAAAACAGAAACTAATAAAAAGTTTTTTGATTTAGTTAAGCACATTGAAGACGAGTGGCATCATTATAGAAGAACATATCAAATAAAGTCTCATCTTTTTAGAAATGACTTTGCATTTAGTATTGCTATTCATATAATGAATGGATTTGCACAGGGTAGTTTTGCTGAGGAATTGCCCGGAACAATGTTTTACACCGCCGACAAGGACATTCTTTGGCAAATGAAAAATGACGAAATGATGTTTCTTATTGAAAAAGAAAATTATACAGGCGAATACACTTCTATAAGAACAAAAGGCTTAACCATACACGTTATGAACAAGTTTAGCTTAACACGGATGATCGACGAGGAGTTAGAAAATGGATAAAGGAATAGTAGTATTAGCTCAAAATAATGAAACTGATAATTATGTAGATCAAGCCTGTTTGTTAGCAATGAGTTTATGTACACATAATCCTGATACAAAAATTAGCATAGTTACAAATGACGAAGTACCAAATAAAAACTTATTTGATCAAATTATTCCAATCCCATATGGCGATCATGCAGAAACTAGTGAATGGAAAGTAGAAAATCGCTGGAAGTTATATCATGCTAGTCCTTACAATGAAACTATCGTAATGGACACAGATATGTTAGTACTACAGAATATTGATGTTTGGTGGGACTTTTTATCAAATTACGATATATTCTTTACTAATAAAGTTTTAAATTACAGGGGAACTCCTGCAGATACACAGTTTTATCGACGTACATTTATTGACAGCAATCTTCCTAATTTGTTTAGCGGATTTCATTATTTCAAAAAATGTGAGTTTGCACAAGACTTTTATGCATGGTTAGAGTTAGTGGTTAATAACTGGGAAACGTTTTACGAGCAACAATTAATGCCACAGTCTAGACCACAACAAGTTAGTATAGATGTATGTGCGTCAATTGTTGCAAAAATTTTAGATTGTGAAGATGAAATTACTAATAGAATATCGTCATTGCCTACATTTGTGCATATGAAAGCACATTGCCAAGATTGGAAAGAAGTAGAATCGTCTTGGTTAGACAAAGTTGGATTTTATATTTCAAAAGATTGCAATATAAAAATAGGTAATTTTATACAAACTGGTATATTGCATTATACAGAAAATAGCTTTTTAGAAAAAACTCCAGTTGTTGAAAGATATAGGAGTTTGTTAAATGTCTGAGTTAGCAAGTTTAATAAGAAAACTAAAAGTAGAAGCTGTTTCAAGTGAAGCATATGTTTATTATGAAAAACAAACTGGTGCTGTTAAGAAAATTAGTAATAGAAAATATGATACAGAAGATTTTGAATTGCTAGTAGTTACGCAGGATGAAGCAAAACCTTTACTTAAAGGCGAGTATAGACTTGACGAATGGGTCGTAACATACGATGTTTCAATTAAAGACAGGATGTTAAAACGTAAAACATATGAAGACGAAAATAAAATTGCAGCTACTTTATGTTATGAGTTACCGTTAATTAAAAATTATAATGACGGCCATAGCACACTTGAACCAGCATACGACGGTGTTGATGTTTATATATGGGCAGTTGATGGCGAATATGTAAAAGATCAAATAGTATTCTATGAAGATAATGTTTACAAACTTTTAGCAGACAACGATAAAGGTCAAGTATTTGGCAATGCAGAACTTTTTATAAAGGATGTGCTATTAACAGACACGTCAACAGTTACACACGTTTCAAATCGTTTAATAATGCAACCTGAATATGAAGGTGTGCATGTTGATGTTTGGTATGACGAATTATCACATACAGAAGGTCAACATGTTTGGCATCGAGGAACAGTTTACAGAATTAAAAAAGACCAAAAAGCAGAAACTAAATTTAGAAAAGCAAATTGTGAAATTATCGTACAAGATGTTATTTTATACGCTGATGAAAACAAGCACCTAACAGTTATCGACACTAACGACCTAAACTTGGGTATGATTGTATTAAGTAATAATAAAATTTTTAGTATTAAATATGCCTCTGAGCAGTTTGAAAAACAACAGAACACAGTTTTTTGGAAAGAATCTGATAGACATTTAATTGTTTGGGATTCAGAAGAACTTTTAAAATTTGATTCATTAAATAACAAAACTTTGTTTTATGAGACTGAACATACTGTAGTAGATAAAGATACTTTAAAAAACGGACAATTAGTACTAGTAGGCACTCAGATTTATAATTATAATACTACTAAGGACTATGATGTTATTATACAACAGAATTTTGTTGATAAGTGCTGGACAATTGTACTTAATCCGTATACTAAAGCATTTTTAAATACTAGCGGTTATAGTGTTAAAGACAAGTTGTATTTTAGTGTAACAGAAAAATATGATCCTAATATTCTTTATAGAACGCTAGAGTTAAATGCCGAAGAGTTACTTTGGGAAAAGCCAACTACTATCCCTTTCATATATGACGTTGAGCAAGATGGAGTTAATGTAAGTATATACACAGCAAAATATTTTGAACACTATGCACATGAGGTAGTACAATAAATGAGTAAATTTAAGCCCATTGATTATGACATAATTTATTTGTCTTATGACGAGCCAAACGCAGAAAAAAACTATGCAGATTTATGTCAAAAAGTTCCATGGGCTAAACGTGTTCACGGAGTAGAAGGTAGTGATGCTGCACACAAGGCTTGTGCAAAATTAAGTGAAACAGATAGATTTATTACAGTCGATGGTGATAACAGAATACGTGCAGAATTTCTAAATCAAGAAATTGATTTTACTGAACATGTTGATTTACAAAATGCTGTTATTAGTTGGTGCGGCCAAAATGAAATAAATGGATTGATGTACGGCAACGGCGGCATTAAATGCTGGCCTACTGAATATGTATTAAACATGCGCACACACGAAAACGCAGATCCTACTAATGCACATGCACAAGTAGATTTTTGCTGGGATGCGCAGTATATTCAAATGAATAGTGTTTATTCAGACGTATTTAATAATGAAACACCAGGACAAGCATGGAGAGCAGGTTTTAGAGAAGGTGTAAAACTTGCTACTGACCGAGGCGTAAGAATTACACCCCAAGAGTTTAAAGATAATCATTGGAGATGTTTACATTGGTTATACATTTGGACTATGGTAGGTGCAGATGTTGACAATGGCCTTTGGGCAATCTATGGCGCACGAGAAGGTCTGTATAAAACAATGTGTACAGATTGGGATTATGTACAAGTTAGAGATTTTAAATACCTAAACAGTCTTTGGAAAGAAGTTGAACCAAGGGTATCAATGGAAGGATTGCAAGATTCTATTGAAGATTTAGGCGATAAAATTCTAGCTAAATTAGATATACCTATTGCAGCCCAGCCATTAGATGCACAGCAAAGTAAATTTTTTAAATCAGTTTATCAAAATCCTTCAAGAACCGATAATCAAAGATTTATCGAAGAACTAAAGGACGTATAATGGGTGACGTTTTAACAGGATATAAGAGTGTAAGAGAAGAGCTCAATAACATCAGTTGTTCTATGTGCCTTGCTAAATGGAAGCAAGTTACACTTCACTTGCAAACAGGTCATACGCACAGTTGCCATCACCCAGCAACACATAAAATACCTTTAGAAGAAATTGAAGTAGATCCTAGTGCGTTACATAACACTAAGTTTAAGAAAGAGCAACGTGCTAAAATGCTTAAAGGTGAACGTCCAGAAGAATGTGACTATTGCTGGACAGCTGAAGACTCGTCGGATGGTTCTACATTTAGTGACAGAATAACTAAAAGTGCAGAAGAATGGGCTTGGCCTGAAAAAGATATTATTGCAAAGAGCTCTCCGGATGAAAATACAAATCCTAGCTATGTAGAAGTTAGTTTTTCAAATGCTTGTAACTTTGCGTGTACATACTGTTCACCTGAAATTAGTAGTACTTGGATGCAAGAAATACAAAAGCATGGCGGGTATACTGGCACTACATATAATTTTAATAATTTAGATTGGATTAAACAAAATGGCAAAATGCCTATTCCGCATAGAGAACATAATCCTTATGTAGAAGCGTTTTGGAAATGGTGGCCAAAACTGTATCCTGATTTGCATACATTTAGAATTACTGGCGGTGAGCCATTAATGGCAAAAGATACTTTTAAAGTTTTAGATTATATTATTGAGAATCCTAATCCTAACTTAGAATTAAACATAAACAGCAATCTTTGTGTACCAGACGGTTTAGTTGACAAGATGATAGAAAAGGCCAAACGCATTCAAGGCGAAGGTTTAATCAAAGATTTTAAAATTTATACTAGTGCAGAAGCTCACGGCAAACGTGCTGAGTATATTAGACATGGTATGGATTATAACCAGTGGATTGACAATTGCGATAAAGTGTTAACAGAAATACCAGATTGCAAAATTACAAATATGGCAACATACAACTCATTAAGTTTGTCTAGTTATCAAGACCTAATGAAAGACTTGTTAGACTTGCGTAAAAAACATCACACTGATCCTGCAAAAAGCCATGCAGTGAGTTTAGATGTTAGTTATCTACGTTGGCCACCGCATCAATCAATACTAATAGTTCAAGATGACAACTATTTAAAAATGCTTGAAGACCAAGTCACTTGGATGTTCCAAAATAAAGAACATAGTCATTGGCCGCCACTTTGCGGCATCGGTATGTACGACTATGAAATTAATAGATTACAAAGGATATATTGGGTAATGCAGCAGAGTCCTAAGCATATTAAGGAAAAAGAACTTATCGAAGGAAGAAAAAACTTCGTTGCATTCTTTGACGAGCACGACAAGCGTAGAGGAAAGAATTTTTTAGAAGTATTTCCTGAAATGGAAGATTTTTATTGGGAGTGCAAAACACTATGAGTAAAGAATTATTTGACTGGCGTAAGAAAGTATTAGATTCAGTTAGTCCTAGCTTCTGTGCTGCTAAATGGCTTAATGCAACTATCCATCTAGGCCATGGTATGACACACAGTTGTCATTTGCCTATTCCTCATCCTATTGACAAGGAAGAAATTAAAACTAATCCTAGTGCGTTGCATAATACAGCACACAAAAAGAAACAACGTGAGCGTATGATTAAAGGTGAACGACCACCTGAATGTGAGTACTGCTGGAAAATTGAAGATATTGGTAGAGATAATATTTCTGATAGAGTATATAAGAGTCAAATATACAAAGAAAAAGATATTATTGCAATCGCAGAAAATGATCCATATGAAGATGTTATTCCAAAAACATTAGAAATTAGTTTTGATAGAACGTGTAACTTAGCATGTAGTTATTGTAATTCAAGTTATAGCACTACATGGGCACAAGATATTAAAAAGAATGGTCCATATCAACAAATGAAATCAGATGGCGCAGGCGCCTATCATCATGACGGTGAATGGACCGAACCGTACGGAAAATTTAACGAAGGCAATCCTTATGTAGAAGCATTTTTTAAATGGTGGCCGCAATTAAGCAGTGAACTAGAAGAACTTAGGATAACTGGCGGCGAAGCATTAGTAAGTCATCAGTTTTGGAACTTTGCAAAAGTTGTAAAACAAAATCATGCTCCTAATTTAAGAATTGCAATTAATTCAAATCTTATGGTGAAAGATGATTTAATACAAGACTTAGTTGATTTTACTAAACTTGATAATTATAAAGAGTTTGACTTGTTTACTAGTTGCGAAGCTACTGGATTGCAAGCAGATTATATAAGAGACGGACTAGAATATAATACTTGGAAAGATAACCTAGAATATGTTATTAGTAATGGACGTTTAAGATGTGCAACAATTATGATGACTATTACAAGTTTAAGTTTGTTTAGTATTACAGAATTCTTAGATGACATGGCAGAATTAAAAGCAAAATATGCACCTCATAAACCTGCTGTCGATTTAAATATTTTACGTTGGCCGAGTTTTATGAGCCCGTTAGCATTGCCCGATCATATTAAGGATCATTGCAGAGAACAATTAGAAAATTGGTTTGAAAAAAATAAGAATAATCCTTTATTTAATTCAGGCGAAAAGGCACAAATACAGCGGTTAATAGATTATATTGAAGTTGTAGATAAACCACATAGGCGCACAACTGAAGACAAAGATAAATTACAGCACGATTTTAAAAGTTTTTATGCACAGTACGATAAGCGCAGAGGCAAGGACATAGGTGTATTTCCAAAGATACTTACTGACTGGTTAAATACAATTGGATTGGATGATACAATACCACTAATAGAAATGCATGAAGGGAGTATCACGCATTATGACGACTAGAAACAAACTACACTATATTGAAGAAGTAGATGGTAAAACAAATATAGTGTATTATTTTGCACACGATAAAATTGTTAAGAACAAAAAAGGTAAACGAGTGCCAGAACGTAATTTAATGGATCCATTTTTTCATGGACGTTACGTTTTGTGTAACCACTTCTTAAAAGATCATTGTAGATCTTTAGGAGAAGTCCGAGAAATAACTGTTAAAGACGCTAAAAAAATGCGTTATATATACGAAATTGGTACATCAGGTCCTCCTGCTAATTGGCTCGGCGGCTACGATTCTTCTAGACGTAATTTGTTTGACTTATTGGCGCTACATAGACCCATAGTAATAAGATCAGCAGCAAAGCGTAGATGTATTATACATATTGACCAAGGTTGGGAAGGATTTCCGTTATTAGAAACTAAAGTACTAAAAAGTGTTGGTGTTCGTAGAGATTATTATGATGTACTTTATACATCATTAGAAAAACATAAAATCCCGCCAAGTCAAATTATTATTACAACATCAAATTTAAAAGAAAAAGAAGTTCACGACAAATATTACGGTAATAAAAAAGATAAGATTAATATTGTTCCGTCTATTTCTTTTTGCGGACTATTAACATATCAAAACGAAGCTGACGCTATTTCCTTTGAAGAACAAATTCAATACAAGCAACAATTAGAAGATATGAAAAGTTTTAGTTGTTTGAACAGAGTTACACGTCAGCACAGGATGACACTTGGTGTTATGCTTAATTATTATAACTTATTAGATCCTAAAATTTGTGACTTCAGTCATTCAAAATTTTTAGGAGGGCACCCTAGACAGTCTACTTTACCGATTACTCATAGGCATGCAATACCCGGAGGATGGGAGGCTCATCCCAGCTTTACAAAAGAGAATGCCAATGATTTTCTTTCAACGTTGCCTCGAGTATTAGATCAAGAAGATTTTAATAAAAATCATGTTTGGACAATGTTTAAAGATACATATCTTAGAACTTGGTTTAGTTTAACTTCGGAAACTGCGTTTAATGAAGAGCGTAAAACCTGTCTCTTTATGTCAGAAAAAATATTTAAGCCAATGTTATGTCATCATCCCTTTGTTGTTGTAAGTCATCCAAACTCGCTTGCACAGCTTAAACAACTAGGATTCAAAACTTTTGATAAATGGTGGGACGAAAGTTATGATGCTATTGTTTCTCCTACAGCTAGGATGGACGCTATTTGTAAACTAACACAAGAACTTACAAATAAATCAGATATTGAATGGCTAGACATGTATAAAGATATGCAAGAAGTACTAGAACATAATTTTAACCATATGACTGTTATGGAAAAGATTGATTATTCAGAGTTTCTTCAATGAAAAAATACAATAGATTTTTTGCTTTTGGTTGTAGTTATACAGATTACTATTGGCCAACTTGGGCAAACATAATTGCTAGAGATACCGGATTGCCTTCTCAAAATTGGGGATACTCCGGCGTTGGTAACATATACATACACCATAAAATGGTTGAAGCAAAAATTAAACAAAGTATTAACGACGACGATCTAGTTATAGTTAATTGGTCATCGTGGCATCGAGAAGATAGAGTTGATCAACAAGGCTATTGGACGTCAGGAGGAAATATATTTAATAATAATCCTTACTATGATAAACGTTTTTTAAAAAAATACTATTCTCCATATAACGATATAGTAAAAAATGCAACGGCAATTATTTCCGGAAACAATACAATAAAAATAGCATACCAAAGTCATATGATTGATTACGAAAATTTTGTTGAGTATGCAGGTATAAATCAGTTACATACTGACAAATTAATAAAAAATTATTCGTGGTTAAGGAATGCACTACCCGAAAAGAAATTATTTGACAATAGCGGAAATACTAGTTTTGACGGTCGTACTAGCGGAATTGACTTCCATCCTGATGTTCTAGGGCACCTTAGTCATGCATCAAAAGTTTGTGCTAATCTTTTTGGACGTGAGCTAAAACAAGAGACTGTAGATTATTATAACATAATGCAAGAGCGTATTGGTGAATGTATACAACATATGCCAAGAAAAAATTATTGGCAGGAAATTGGCGGCAGAATTGCAAAAATTTATTCGCTTGAAGATTATTAAATAAATAATAAACTACGTATATTATAGGAGTTTTAAATGAAGGTTGGTTTTATAGGCATCGGCAAACTTGGCTTGCCTTGTGCGGAAGCAATTGCACAAAAAGGTCACGAAGTTGAAGGGTATGATGTTGCAAAAGTTACAAGTGACGATATTACAGTTGTTGATACAGTAAAAGATGTTGTAGCAAATAAAGACATTGTATTTGTAGCAGTTCCTACACCACACGATCCTGCATATGACGGCAGATCTCCTACAGCCCACCTTAGTCCAAAAGATTTTTCTTACGATATTGTAAAGAAAGTTCTAACACAAGCTAATGAACATATGAATAAAGACCAGTTACTTGTACTTATTAGTACAGTATTGCCTGGTACAGTTAGGAGTCAGTTAGTTGAACTTACAAACAATAGCCGCTTTATATATAATCCTTATCTTATTGCAATGGGCTCAGTGGCATGGGATATGGTAAATCCGGAAATGGTAATGATTGGTACAGAAGATGGTACCGAAACAGGTGATGCAAAAGAGCTTGTAGACTTTTATAAAACTATAATGGAAAACAATCCTCGATATGTTATTGGGACATGGGACGAATGCGAATGTATTAAAGTGTTCTATAACACATTTATTAGTACAAAAATTGGTCTTGTTAACATGATACAAGATGTTGCACAAAGGCAAGGTAACATTAATGTAGACGTTGTAACTAAAGCTCTTGCAGATAGTACTATGCGTATTATGGGTCCACAGTATATGACAGCTGGTATGGGCGACGGAGGAGGCTGTCATCCAAGAGATAACATTGCACTACGTTATATGGCACAAGAACTTAACTTAGGTTACGATATTTTTGATGCAATAATGAATGCAAGGGAAATACAAGCAAAAAATGTTGCATTAGAACTTGTAAAATATGCAGAAGAAACAAATATGCCAATCTTTATTCATGGTAAAGCATACAAGCCTGGTGTAGAATATTGTGACGGTAGCTATAGTTTACTAGTAGGACATTATGTTGAACAACAAGGACATCGTGTTACGTATATTGACCCTCTTACAGACGATGATGTAGAGTTAGGTATGCCCAGCATTATATTACTTGCACACAGTGCAAGTACAACTTACAAGTATATGCAAGAAGAAGGCGACAGTACTGATAAATTGTATTGCAAAATTCCATCTAATAGTATCGTAGTAGATCCGTGGAGGAACTTTAGTTCTGATACATCTAAAGTAATACACTACGGTAACACGAGACATGGATAATTATGTACGACATTGTATTCATAAGTTATCAAGAGCCTAATGCAGATGAAAACTATGCTGCACTAAAAGCACGATTTCCTATGGCTAAACGTGTGCATGGTGTAAAAGGATTACATCAAGCACATATAAACGCAGCTAAAAAATGTTTTACTAATATGTTTTGGGTTGTAGATGCTGATGCAATTATTTTAGACGATTTTAACTTTGAATATAACGTACCTAGTCATCAACTTGATCATGTACATGTTTGGAGGACTCAAAATCCAATTAACGACTTAGTTTATGGCTACGGTGGTGTAAAACTTCTTCCTAGAAAACTAACTTTATCTGTAGACATTAACAGCGCCGATATGACAACTAGCATTAGTAAAAACTTTATGGCAATGCCAGACATATCAAACATTACAGCATTTAACACAGATCCGTTTAATACATATAAGTCAGCATTTAGAGAATGTGCAAAGCTAAGTAGTAAAGTTATTAAAGGGCAACATGACGAAGAAACAGAAAAACGACTTGAAACTTGGTGTACAGTTGGCAAAACTAGACCGTATGGTTTATACGCTTTGGCCGGTGCTATTAGTGGCCGCAAGTTTGGGATTTCTAATAGGAGCAATATTGGTCTTATAAATGATTTTGATTGGCTAAGGGAACAGTTTGATGCAGAATGTAGCTGACATTAAAACAGTTCATATTGAGCTTACAGATAAATGTCAAGCACAGTGTCCTATGTGTGCTAGAAACTATCACGGCGGCGCCCCTCGCCCGTTTATACGTAACGGTGATATTAGTATTGAACAATTTAAAGAATGGTTCTCCCCAAACTTTTTATCACAAATAGATAACTTTTATAGTTGTGGTAATTATGGTGATCCTGCATTTGCAAAAGATTGTTTAGAAATATATGCATATGTACGCGAATGCAATCCTAATACTAGATTAGCAATACATACTAATGGCGGCATGCGTAATCCACAATGGTGGTCTAAGTTAGCACAAGCAATAGGAACACAATCTAATAGTGAAGTAATATTTGCAGTTGACGGCTTCAAAGGAAAGCATGAACTATATCGTAAAAATACAAATTTTGATAAAGTAATTGCTAACATGAAAGCATTTATCAGTGCCGGCGGCAGGGCAAGAGTTGATAGTTTAGTATTTGCTCATAACGAACATGAAGTAGACGAGCTTGAAGAATACATATTAGGTTTAGGAGCTCAGACTATAAACTTTGTAAGTACTACAAGATTTTATGAAATGTCAGAATATGAAGTACACGACAATGAAGGTAATGTAGAATACACAATTAAGCCTGCAAAAACTGAACGTTTTAAAAAGACTCCAAACAAAACATTAAATGATTTGGTAGATAAAAAATTTAGAGATAGTGTAATTTCTAATGCTGTAATTGATCCAAAATGTGTAGATGAACAAGGAATATATGTAGATCCGTACGGTGATATCTTTCCTTGTTGTTGGATAGGTGGCGACTACTTAGAACAGCATATCGAAGAAAAATTACCGATACATTACCTTAGAAATATAAGTGTAGAGTTTTCAAAAGCAATGATGAAAGATATACATGTTGAAAATTGCAGTACAGGAATACTTAATGATACCAGTATAAAATTATTTAAGAGACTAGACACATATTGGGAAGATGAAAATAAGTGCTTGACATGTGCTAGACAATGTAGTAAACTAGTATATAACTCTAATAGAAAGTATGAATTTGAATAGTTACGACAAAATACCATGGACTGATATAACCAGTTTTGGACAGCAAACGATGCTTAAGAGCCATCTTTTCACGGTCTCATGGATTTTGGCTAGATTTTGTAATTATTCATGCAGTTATTGCTGGCCATACGCTAGATCTAGTACCCCGGATCACCAAGATTTAGAAATTTACTTAAAGGCCTTAGATAGTATCAAAGCACAAGCTCGTGCAAACGAGTTTACAGACTTTCATTTTAGCTTCTCAGGAGGCGAACCTACAGCGTATAAGTACTTTGGGGAGATCATAGATCATTACTGTAGTGATACAGCACCCGATTACCAAAGTATCCACATGACGACCAATCTTAGCCCGGGAAGCAAATGGTGGAACAAATGGTTAGAAAGTACTAAGACTCTGCACCGCAGAAGTATAACAGCAAGTTACCATGCAGAATTTGCAAATGAACAGGAGTTTGGAGATAAATGTCTCCAATTAATAGACAATGAAACATTCGTTACAATTAATCAAGTTATGGTTCCGGAACAGTTTGACGAACTTTACCAACGGCTTGAACGATTTGCCACCAGAGGTATTAATGTTACTCTCAAGCCAATGTCCGATCCAACCGCCAGTTACGTGGTACACGGATATACAGAAGACCAAATCGCAAAAATGCGACAAGGATTTCCACAAAAGTGGAACGGCGAGCAAATAGCACAAATTGCACTATATGATAGTAAAGGTACAAAATACGAATTAGATCAAGCAGAACGTTTCAATGCATTTGGATTCAATAAGTTTCACGGATGGGAATGTAATGCAGGATATCAAGGTTGCGTTATTCGAGAGAACGAAGTTAAACGTAGCTATAGTTGCCATGATGCTCCTTTAGGCACGTTAGACGGAGGATTTGAGCTGTTTAAAGCACCACAAGAGTGTATAACCTATAGTTGTGTTAGTAGTGCAGATAGTAAGATACCAAAAAGAAAACACAATGATTAAAAAAATTAAATTAGATTATAATTTTAGTACATTTTTAAATGCCGACTACAGTGTGCATCGAGGTAGTTGTATTACGCATCAAGTACATGAATTAAAAGATATTCACAAAGATTATGGCGGCTTCCCAGATAGTTACACTAGTAAAAATACAGAAATTAGTCAATTATGGTTTAATCAATCGCAGGTAGATTTTGAAGAACTAAGTAAACAACTTGGTATGCAAGTTATTACCGTTAGTTCTATACTACAACCACCTGGTAATGTTATTCCTATACATAGAGATACGTTTTTTCAAATAAACAAGAGATATCCAGATGACAATCGTCTTAAAGTACGTGCTAATGTATATTTAGAAGATTGGAAAGTTGGCCATTTAGTTCAGTATCAAGATAAAGATAAAAGTTGGCACAACAATACACATTGGTGTGCCGGAGAAGGATTAATTTGGGATAGTAAGCATTTGCATCTTAGTGCCAACGCCGGAATGGCGCACAAATATACACTACAAATTAGTGGATTCTTAAATGGCTGATATAGTTTTATGGTATGATAATTTAATAGGAAACAATTGTTTGATTCAAGATGCTGTCTATCATCTTGATAGGTCCATTTTAGAAAAGATGTCGCGTAGCAATATTAATTTTTCTATAAAACAAACAACTGAACAATTAGATAATACAAAAACTAATGTCTACGTAATTGAACTACACAATGTACACGCAGATGTAGATATATTTTCTAGAATACCCCAACATACTAAAAACTTGTTTAAAGCAGGACTTTCTATTATGTTATACTATCCTAGGGAAGGACATTCGTTAGAAGACTGGTTTTTAAACATCTATAAAAATTTACAAAAAAATAATTTACTAAATGCTAATATATTATTTGTATTCGGCGATCCTGACATTCTAGTTAATTATAAAATTTTCTTAAAAGAACATAATCTTAATAGTTTTCTCACTCCTATAGGAATAGATTATTTTGCAGGCAATTATTATGAAAATGTAACAACGACTAATGATTCAATTGATTTAGAAAAAAAACATGACTTTTTATTTTACAATGGTAAACTAAGACCTCATAGATTGTATGCAGTCTCTGAGCTCGATCGTCTAGAAATCTTAGAAAACAATTTAGTTAGCTTAACAGCATCCGAACATACTAATGGTACATATTCTTTAAATGATTGTTTAATAATTTTAGAACGCTATAACCTTGGATCTAAACACTTAACTAACTTTGTAGAAGCATTTAAACCAATGATTTTAGATATGCCTGCTGATAAATTTTCTCAGGATAACATACATAATACAGAATTGTTTCATTATACAAGTACATTTTTTAGTATAATTAGCGAAACTACTTTAGTAAATAGATTTATTACAGAAAAAATGTACAAACCTATTCTAAACTTACACCCTTTTATAATTATTGGTGCACCAAATACATTACATTTATTAAGAGAACGAGGTTATTATACTTTTGAAGAAATGTTTGACGAAAGTTATGATTCTGAATTAGATCCTGTAACTAGAATTAATAAAGTTATTGATAATGTTAATAATTTTTCAAAATTATCATACAATGAAAAACAAGATATTTACAAATTAATCACACCTAAACTGTTACATAACAGAGATCATTATATTAGTGCTGCGGCTAACTCGAGCGCAAATGAATTTTCAAAAGTTTTCAATGCATTAGAGGAAATAACATGAAAGTTGATATTGAAGACGTGCTATTTTGGATGGATGCAATTCGAAACAGTGATGATCAATACCGCACACTTGAAAGTTTTTGGAAAGGCCAAGTAAACAGCAAAGTTTGGTTAGCAAAAGAATTATATAGTATAATACCTAAGACAAAGCAGAATAACATAGTCATATACGGTGGCTGGAACGGAGTGTTGGCAAGTATACTGTTTAACAGTCACCTACCGTTAAACAGCATTACAAGCGTAGACATAGACCCTGTGTGCAAAGATATTGCTTGTACAGTAAACAGACGATATGAAATAGAAAAAAAGTTTAATGCTGTAACAGCAGACATGTGCAAGTATACCCAACCTGCTGATGTAGTTATAAACACTAGTTGCGAACACATTACACAAGAACAGTACGAACAATGGTTAAACAATCAGCCAGACGATGCCTTAATTGTATTACAAAGTAATAACTACTTTGAACTAGAAGAACATATTAATTGTGCTACAGATTTAGAAGATTTTAAGCACGTGTCTGATATTAATGTATTATGGGCAGGAGAGTTTGAAACACCTAAATACACACGTTATATGATTATTGGAAAGAAAAAGTGTTAGCATTTGATGAATTAAAAACAATATATTTAGAGATTACTAACAGGTGTCAAGCATCGTGTCCTATGTGTTCTAGAAACTATTGCGGAGGACTTCCTAATCCAAATTTAGTATTAAATGATTGGACTTTGGACGATTTTCGCAAAATAATTACTCCTGAAGTTTTACAACAAATTGATGTTTTAACGTTTATTGGTAATTTTGGTGATTGTATTGTTAATAATAACTTTTTAGATATGTGTAAGGAGTTAACGCATACTAATATACAATTGAATATACATACAAATGGTGGCGCCAAAACAACAGATTGGTGGACAGAACTAGCAAAAGTTGTTCCTAAAGATCATAACATCATATTTGCAATTGATGGTTTAGAAGATACGCATTCAATGTATAGAATTGGCACAGACTATAATAAAATTATTCAGAACGCAACTGCATTCATAAATGCAGGCGGCACAGCAGAATGGGCCATGATTAGATTTCAGCATAACGAACACCAAGTAGATGCTGCTAAAGAGCTATCTAAAAAACTTGGGTTCAAAAACTTTTCTCTAAAAGATAGTAATAGATTTAAAAATAATACTCAAAAAGTCGTTGACAAGTTAGGTAATGTACTGTATACATTGAATCCGAGTAGCAAAACTCAAGTAATCTCTTTAACAGAAAATGCTATCGAAGAGTTCTATAATACAAATGTAGACATCGAGTGTGAAACAAACAAATATAAACAAATTTATATAGATTGTCATAAAGATTTATATCCTTGTTGTTATACTGCTGCAATTCCTTATGATTACTTTAAAAAAGAAGACATATTATACAATGCTCATCTAAGAGCAAAACAAGAACACAACGCTATAATTAAATTAATGGGTGGTCAAACAAAAATAAATACATTAAACAGATCAATCCGGGCTATTATACAAGATCCTAAATGGATTTCAGCATGGCACCAATCTTGGCATAATAAAAATATGATAGTATGTGCTAAATTTTGCGGTAAATGTAATACCCCAACTAGTTCTGCAATGGAGCAATATGTCAATGTCTGATTTAGAAAAATATCAAGCCGAGATAGCAAAAGTAAGCGGCACACCTACATTTTGCGTATTGCCCTGGATACACTTTGCTACTCGTCCTAACGGCGATATGCGGTTGTGCTGTAGTGCAAACGCCAGCGGAGCAGTAACCGGCGACCATGAAATTGGCTTAGTAAAGATGGAAGACGGACAGCCGGCAAACTTTGGTAGAGAAACACCAATGGAAGCGTGGAATAATGAGTACATGAAAAGTGTACGTACTACTATGCTTCGAGGAGAAATACCTGCAAGTTGCACAAAGTGTTTTCAAGAAGAAAAAGTTGGTATAGTTAGTAAACGAATATGGGAAACAGGTACTTGGCATCGTGATGAAGACGGAGTAGATATTCCGTACTTAATTGAGCAAACACAAGCAGACGGTACAGTGCCAGAAGAGTTAGTTTATCTTGATCTAAGATTGGGTCATACTTGTAATATTAAATGTGTGATGTGTAGTCCCCATGATTCGAGTAAGTGGGTTGCAGATCATAAAAAACTTATTCCTGTATTACAAGACCCAGAAGTTAAAAGGCAAATGCAATTTGATAAAAGTACATTCAATAACAAGTGGCACGAGAAAGATACATTCTGGGAAGAAATGTATGCACAAATTCCTAACCTAAGACAAGTGTATTTTGCAGGCGGTGAGCCTCTAATGATCAAAGAACACAAAATGTTTATTGAAGAAATTATTAGACAAGGTTATCAAGATAAGATATTGTTACGTTATAATTCAAACGGTTTACTAGTAGACGAAGATTTAATTGAGTTATGGTCAAAGTTTAAAAAAGTAAAGTTTGCTATTAGTATGGATGCTAGCCACGGACGCGATGAATACATACGATTCCCTACAGACTTTGAAACTGTAGAAAAAACTTTACATATGCTTGATAACACTCCTGACAATATACAAACAAGTTTAGCAACAGCAATACAAATATTCAACGTAAAGCATTTGCCTGACTTTATGAAATGGAAACTTGAAAGCGGATTTAAAAAACTAAACAACGGTACAGTTCCGGGCGGTGTACAAATGGGAGGCGGATTAGTTAATATGCACTTACTGTACATTCCGACTTTCCTTAGTATTCAAATATTGCCAGAACACGACAAGCAAGAAGTTAAAGAACGTTTTATGGACTTTAAGGACTGGCTGTGGAACAACTATAGACAAGACGACGATTATTGGAAACACAATCCTTACGGATGGAAACGTTGGGAAGCAGTTCTTAATCATATGAACGCACAGGATAATAGTCACTTGTTGCCGGGCTTTAAAGAATATACAAACAAACTTGATGCAATACGCAATTTAAATGCAGCAAAAGTATTTCCAGAATTGGCACACTTGCTATGACACAGCCAATAACAATCATAGGCACACAGCCACAAAGAATAATAAGTCTACAACCAAAAGATATTTTAGATATAAGATTTTGGCCAACTGACATATGCAATTTTAATTGCACATATTGTTTTCCTGGAAGTAAGGATGCTGTTTATAGATATCCAAAAAATGTTGACACTGTAGTAAAAAACTTTACTATACTTTTTGATATGTATGCAACCAAATACAATAAAAAGAAATTTGACATTAATTTAGTAGGCGGAGGAGAGCCAACAATGTGGCCTCACTTTGCTAAATTTTGCGAAAGCATTAGAAACAATCATAATGTAGAGCTTACAGTAACTACTAATGGTAGTAGGTCTATGCGCTGGTGGAAGGAAAACGGCAAGTATGTTGATAAAGTCACACTGAGTGTACATCACGAATTTGCAGATATAGATCATACTATCGAAGTATTAGATTATTTGTATTCTAATAATATTTCTTGCACCGCTTTAGTATTAATGGATGCTGAATATTTTGATAAATGTAAAAGTATAATTGATAAATTACAAACTAGTAAATGTCCTTGGTTTATTGAAGCTAAGCCTATAGTTTCATTCTCTGGTAAAGATAATTTAAGTTATACTGACGAGCAATCTAACTACATGAAACAAGATATAAAAAGACTACCAGATACAAAATTTTTAATGGATAATATGCATTTGTTCAGAATACATGATAGTGTAGCATTGTACAACGATGATACTGTAGAAACTAAAAGAACTGGCGATTACATAAATGAAAAAACTAATTATTACAAAGATTGGAATTGTAATGTTGCTTTAGAAAATTTAGTTATTACATTTGATGGTACAGTAAAAGGTAGTTGTAATGCTGAATTATTTGAAGATTACAATATAAACTTATTTTCAGAAACATTTGAACAAGAATTTAATAGAGCATCTTTTGAATTATCAACAATTAAATGTCCATTTGACTGTTGTGGCTGTCAGCCAGATACACATATTACGAAATGGAAACCTTAGTTAACGAAATGTCGGCGACACATGTACACCATTTGCGTGTACATATAATAGGAGCAACAGGAGATTCAAAAGTTCCTTTGTAAATATTACCTAAACTACCGCCTACTCTACACGTAGCACGATGTACATCACCGTCCCAGTTGACCATTAAACTTTCTAGTCCTGCATTACAGCTCCAACCTTCGAACGCATTTAGTTTATGTTTAATTACATCATTTGCATGTATTAGGTCTTTGTCATCTACAACACAATTTGCCTTTACTGTTGATTTTTTACTTAATATCCATTCTAAATCTTTTTCTTTATAACGCATGTCATCAAAATAATCTCGATCTTCAGCTTCAGTCCAACGTATACGTCGACACACATAAGGAATGTTATGGCCTTCTAACAACTGTGCAGCTTGACGAACTTTATCCATATGTTCATGATGACACATTAGATTTACTTGAAATTTAGTATCTTTACTGTGCATGTCTAACAACTGGCTATAATAAACAATATTTTCAGCTGCCCGCTGACTATGTTCGTTATCAAAGTGCAAACTAAACACCCATTGGTCTACCGGCTGCTTTGCATACCACTCAGGCATACGAAGTGCGTTGGTAGTAATACTAAGCCATTGTAATCTTGCTTTTGCACATTCTATTATTTTTTCTATCTTTGGATGTACAGTAGGCTCACCGCCAGTTAAACTTAGGCGTATAGGTTTGCCAATTTTTTCTAATTCGTAGATAGCATTAACCATAACATCTAAGTCAGTATGTGGGCTAAAGTTATCGTGTATTTCTGCAGGACAGTATCCGCAATCTAAATTACATCGTTTACCTATATTCCATTCTACATGAATACTAGTGTGATGCCCCCACCGATTTTCTACTTTAAACATATGCTGCAAACTCCGGATTAGCTGCAAGAAAGTCTTGTCCACGAGTTTTGTCTAAACGCTTGTTAAACTCTATACAATCTTGCCAATGCGTTTCGTGCATACACTTTGCTTCTAAGAAATTAATATTATCTTGTATCTGTTGTAGTGTTACAGTTTTTAATAGTTTGTGTTGTTTAACCATTGGATATTCTAATACTTCTGTTTTCATTTGTTCTAAACGTGCTATTACTTTTTGTTTTAGTTCTGGCGGCAATACCTGCGCACTTAGACTCATAGGATAGTTTACTCTGTGTGAATAAAACACAATGCCCATTTTATTAATAAAGTGATCAATAACTTTGTCTATCTGCATTATATTATTTGCTTGTACAGTAAATGCACCTACTACTCTACTTACATTAGGAAAGCTCTTAAATATTTCAATGTTTTCTTCTATTGTACTAAACTTACCGTTGCCTCTAATATATTCATACGTGTCGTACACACCGTCTATGCTTACGTTTACAGCAATGCTTTTAAACTTAGGCCAATAGTCGTGTATAGTACGTCCGCCCTTTATACCAAGCGTAGTACCGTTTGTAGCATACTTTAGTTCTATATTCTCACCGTACTCTGCAAGACGATCTAGTATCTTATAATGGTATGGATCCATTAGAGGTTCGCCACCTGCAAATTCTACACGTCTAAAGAACGGTAGTAGTTTTTCAAAACTTGTCCACCAGTTATCACTATTATCAAAAGGACCAATATATTGTCCTGGTTTGTCTACTAGAGCGTCAACAGTTGGTATAAGATAATTATTTTCTTTTTTATAAAATTCTGTAACTTGGTTCCAATCCTTCCAACTTGTACTATCTAAAGGATTACACATACGACACTTCAAATTGCATAAGTTGTTGAGCTTGATTTCCATTGTAGGAAACTCAAAAGGCATGCTATAATCGTCTTCTAAAGCGTCAAGGGCATCAGGGTATAAGTTGACCCTAGCTTCAGGTATTACTCCTGCTGTATGACGCTGTCGTAAGCTCTCAACACCCTGATCTTCTAAGTCAAAGCATGGTTTGCACACTACTGGACGTTCGTTATTAAGCACTTGTCTGCGTACTTCACGCATAGCATCGCCATTCCAAACTTCTTCTAATGTTTCATCTTGTATCCAGCCAACAGGTTGACTACGGCAACAAACTTTAATAGCACCATCTTCTCGTGTAGCAAGTCCAGTAAAAGGATGCATACAGAATGTACAACTTTTAGACATTATCTATTCCCCACTGACGTTCTTTGCACCAAAAACATTCTCCACAT